GCTTGTAGATGCCTTCGCGGCCGCGGAACGCCTTGTCGAACCATTCGAGCTTGCCCCGCTGGTGCACCCAGTTCTCCCGGCTGCCGTAGACGGGGTGGCGCCAGCCGCGGGCACTGTTGGTGCGCTTCGGAGCGTTGGGGAAACCGCGGATGTTCTTGGTCTTGAACGCCTTCACGCGGGCGCCGGACCAGCGGCCGCCGAGCTTCACCTCGGGCCGGATCTTCCGGGCGATAGACGACCGCAGCGCGGGCTGGGCGCTGTGCAGGGAGACCATGCCCATGATCGAGGACTTCGCCTGCTCCGCCCCCGGCTTCAGGGCCTCCCGCATGTTCTTCGCGAGGTCCTTGCGCAGCTGCTTGCCGTCCTCCTCCTGCCGCAGGGACCGCACCAGCGCGTCGAGGCCCTCGTGCGTGGCCCGCAGTTCGAACGGCGGGCCCGCCATCAGGCCGTCGCCCGGGTGACGACGCCGGAGGTGGGGTAGCTGACGCCGACGGACGCCTCGTCGCCGACGGAGCCCTGGATCGGGTTCCAGCCGTTGATCAGCACGCTGCCGGTGTACTTCGGGTTGGAGGTGCTGGCAGCGGAGTTGCTCAGGCGGACCTCGAACGTGACGACGGTGCCCAGCAGCGGCCACATGATCGAGTCGAGCGCGGCCACGGCGACGTCCTGCAGGAAGTCGATGCCGAGCTCGCCGGACTTCAGGCCGCCCAGGAGCTCCTTCCAGCCCTGGCTGCCGTAGGTCGTGACTTCCTTCTCCTCGACCTTCGCCGTGAGTTCGGCCTTCTTGGTGTAGGCGGACAAGTCCGTGCCGTTCAGGGCGACGTACTCGGCGAGCAGAACCATCTTGGGCATGACAGATCACCAGATCCCTAGGGTGGATGCGAACAGGAACGAGGGCGTGGTGCCCGTGATGGTCCAGGCGACGCGCCACCAGGTGTCTGTGATGGCCGTGCCGTCGGTGCGCAGGATCTCTCCGCTCACCGTGTTGGCCGCGGTGAACGTCAGACGGGTCGTCGGACTGGAGAAGGTGTTGTCCACGCTGGACTCCACCCTGCCGGTCAGGAGGGGCGTCGTACCGGCCACGGACAGCACGTGCAGCGCGGCGTACATCCGGCGCCCGACGGTGACGGCGCCCAGGTTCAGGCCGGTGCCCGTGCCGGAGGCGGTGCGCGCGGTGCCGGGCGGGTGGGCGAACTGGCCGCGCGCCAGTGGCCACGAGCTCTTGCCGCTGGACGTCCACGGGGCGACCTCGCCGACCGCGTCGCCGAGCTTGTAGTCGCAGCGCAGCGCCTTCGTGAGATAGGCCAGGCCGCCGACGGCGGCACCGTTCGGGCCGACGGACCAGGCGCCCAGGCCGCCGAGCTGCACCCATGTGGCGTCGTCGACCTTGCTCGGGTCGCCGGCCTCCCACTGGCCCTCGCCCTGGAGCTCGGCGGAGGCGAGACCACCCAGCAGCTCCTTGTAGCCCTGGCTGCCGTAGTTGGTGGTCTCCTTCTCCTCGATCTTCGTGGTGAGCTCCACCTTGTTGGAGGCGCCCGTCAGGTCGGCGCCCCCGGTGAACAGCCGCACGTTGGTCAGCACGAACTTGCCCATCAGGCGCCCTCCCTCTTGCTCTTGGGGCGGCGCGCGGCCGTCTCGGCGTTCTCTGCGATCCCGGACGCCACCAGGTGCAGGGCCTCGCCGGTCGGGATGTCCTCGGTCTCGCCCTCGTCTGGCCACGGCTGGCCGTTCCTGAGGGCGCCCGGCGGCATCTGCACCAGCATCCGGATCCGCATCAGCTTCTCCCGTCTCCGATGACCTTCACGATCAGTTCCGCGCCCACGAACTGGGCGCCCTCGTGCTCGTACCAGCGGTAGCCCTGCACCCGTATGACGTGCAGGTCGTGGGCGAGGCCGCCGAGCGCGTACTCGCCGGGCGCTCCGCGGGCCGCCTCGATCGCCGTCTTCAGGGACGCCGCGCCGGAGCCGGACAGCATCGAGTCGAGGATCCGCTGAGCAGCCTTGTCGTCGGAGGTGGAGACGAGGACCCGGCAGGTGAACTCCAGCTCGTCCAGGGCCCGCCCCATCGCCTTGTCGTACTCCTGGGTGTACTCGGCGACGAAGAAGTGCGGGGCGACGACGGAGTCTGGGGTGTAGCCGGTGCACGTCAGCTTCCCGATGCCGTCGGGCAGGACGACCACACGGGCCGCGTCCGCGATGGCGTCCCGTACCTGGGAGATCTGCACAGCCGCCCCCTTATCCGAAGCCCGGCAGGATGTACGGCTCGATCAGGTTCCACACGTCCGGGTCGCGGCGGGACAGGTTGCGCACGCCCCACTCGGCCGAGCCGATGATGCCCTCGGGGGAGTCCTTGCGCTTGTACAGGCGGGTGGCCTGGATGAGGCAGGCCGACGCGACGTCGTCCGGGATGGCCGGCCATCCGAACTTCGCGGTGACCCGGATACGGGTGAAGGCCGTACCCCAGATGCTGTTGGCCCGCAGCAGACCGGTGACGGGGTACCCGTCGGCCAGCGCGTTTTCGGGGGTTGTCTCGTAGCTGCCGGTGACGGCCGTGAACGAGCCGCCGCCGGTCGATGCGCTCTCCACCGTCATGCCGGCGGTGTCGCCGATGTCGTCGACCAGGAGTACGTCACCGTCTCCCTCGCGGACGACCCGGGCGTGCAGCCGGTAGGTGCGCGCGACAGGAGTGGCGTCCAGCCAGAAACGGCGCCCGGTCGCACGGTCGATGCCGCGGGACGCAGACTTGAGCGCCTTGTCCAGCAGGGCGTCCCGCGTGGTGTCGCTCACCTCGATACCCAGCTGCGCCTTGAGGTCGTCGCGGGTGGCGTACTCGCTGGCCATGTCAGGTGGTCTCCGCGCTCCGCGTCTTGCGGCTCTTGGGTGGCGTCGACCGCGTGGACGGCTTCGCGGCCGCGGCCCGCTCACCGGTGGGCGGCTCGTAGCCGCGCAACGCGAGCTGCTCGTCGACCTGGGCGACCCGGTCCTCCAGGCCGCGCTGGACCAGGCCGACGCGCTCGCGCAGCAACGCGGCGACCATCGGGTCCTCGGTCTGCGGTTCATCCGTCATTGCTTCGCTCCCAGGTGAAGGGGTGGGCGCGTGCAGGGCCCGCTCCTGGCTCGGAGCGGGCCCTACACGGCTGGGGATCAGACGCCGGTGAACGTCGGCGCGATGAGGCCCGTACCGGCGATCTTCCGGGCCTGCGCGTAGCGGGCGTGCGTGTACGCGAAGTAGCCGTACACGACCATCAGGACGCCGAGGTTGGCCAGCTTCGGCTGCTCCGCCCTGATGTACATCGGGGCGTTCGGGTCCTCCCACAGGTGGCACTCGTTGCGGTCCACCAGGTAGATCTCGTCCTCGGTGCCGGCGCCGAGGGTCGTCCCGATGTTGTTGTCGACGATGACCGGAGTGCCGTTGGGCAGCGTGCCGCGCACGCCGCTGCCGTAGGTCGTACCGAGGTTGGTACCGGCCATCTGCGCGGCGATGCCCGGCTGGCTGATGAGCGGCCAGGTGGCAGACAGGGCGTTCTGTAGCCAGTACCAGCGCCGCGAGTGCATGACGGCGATGTTCTCGCCGGACGCCTGGTCCAGGAGCGCGGCCTCGACGCCCGAGAGGGCCTCCAGGGTCTTCGGGTACAGCTCCACTACGGTCGGGGTGGCGTCGGTGTATGCGACGGTGGTGGCCACGTTGGTCAGGCCGTTGGTGGCCTGATTGAGCAGCGTGGAGTCCAGCGTCGACGAGTAGCGGCGGAACAGGTCGTCCAGGACGACAGGCTCGACGCCGGCGCCGCGCTCGATGGCCTGCCGGGACAGCGTCTGCTGGCCCGCGTTGGTCTGCACGTTGATGGTCATCAGCGTGTCGTCGATGTCCGTCTCGGACACCGCAACGTTCTCCGAGGCCTGCAGCGCGGTGCTGGTCGCCGTGGTGATGCGGGACAGGTTGACCGTCATGCCCTGCGCGGGCAGGTCGTGCGGGCGGATGGCGTCCGCGAACGGACGGCGAGCGGCCGCGGCCGGGGCGTACAGGTCGGTGAGGTACTGGGGCACCACCAGGCCCGCGAACGCGCCCGTGCCGGCCGCACGCTCCTCGATCTGAGCGCCGCGCTCGACGCGCTCCTCCTGCATGTGGCGGGCCAGGCGGGACTGGGCCTCGTAGTCGCCGAAGAACGCGGACGCCACGTCCCGCTCGAAGCTGGAGCCGCGCCGGTCCTGGTCGGCCCGGTAGGTACGCGCCTCCTGGCCGACGCGGGCGACCTGGTCGTAGGCCGGGGCCCGGTTGGCCGCCGGGACGGTGCGCGCGGACAGGGCGGCGATCTCGGCCTCGCGGGCCTGCTCGGCGAGCAGCTCCTCGAGGGCGCCCTGGCGCCGGGTGACCTCGGCGTCGGCGGCGTCGCGGGTGGCGACGCGCGCCGTGACGGCGTCCTCGGTGAGGTTGGGGTCGGAGCGCAGCGCAACGAGCGCGTCCTGCTCCTGCTGACGGGTGGTGATCGCCGTCTCCAGCGCGGTGCGCGCCTGGGCGATCAGGTCGGCGAGAGTCATCTCGTCCTCCTTGTCGATGGAATCCAGACGCCCCGGTCCAGGTCAGACGGCCACCCGAGGCATAGCGCCGGGCGGTCTCGTGCGCGCAGAGCGCAGGGCAGTAGCTCCCGCCGGACGGCGGGAAGATCAGGGGTCAGCGGGCGAGCGCGATCTCCAGGAGCGCGCGAGCCCGGCTGTTCGCCGGCGCGGCCGCGGGCTGCCGCAGGGTGGCGCCGGTGTAGGGGTTGGCGCCGTAGCCGACGATCGCGACGTCGCCGCGGTGGATGTCGTACCGGTTGATGCGGTACTCGGTGTAGTCCGGGGACCACTGGCCCGACTCGATGCGGAACGCGAACGACATCTCGTCGATGAGGCCCGAGCGGAGCTTCGGCGCGATGTACGCGACGTCGTAGTCCGCCGGGTCCAGCTGCGGGGCCCGCACGGACAAGCCGTTGGCGTCCTCGGCGAGCAGCAGCGTGCCGGTGGTCGTGCGGGCCATGCGGCGCAGCTGGTCGTGTCCCAGGACGAGCGGCACGTCGAGGTCCGCGCGGGCCAGGGAATCGGTGCCCGCGCCCTCGGTGACGATCTCGGTGTACGGGCCGAACATGTCCCACATCTCGTAGGCCTGCTCGTACACCGATGCGTGGCCGAGGAACTCCAGCGCGCCCGTATCTCCGGCCTCGCGGACCTGCACGCCGGACAGAGCGGCGCGCACCGTGGCGCGGGATCCGGACTGCTCGGCACAACGGCGCTGCGAGGGCCGGTCGGCGCGCTGGCGCACATTCTGGGCTCGGGCCGCCGCAGCTGCGGCGAGCGTGGGTGCGGTCATGACGTAGCTCCCGGTACGGCGGTCGTGGGCTGGGCAGGAACAGAACGCGAGCCGAACAGCCTGTCGAACTCGGCGAGCTGCTCCTCAGTGAACGGCGGCCGCTCCTCGAGGCCCCGCGCCTCGGACGGGGCCAGCGTGCGCGAATCGATCTGGGTCTTCAGCGTCTGAGCACGAGCCGCCGGGTCCATCCGCAGGAGTGCGTCAGTGTTGAGCTTCACGTAGCGCGGATTGGACACCAGCTTCCGGCTGAACGCGTCCTCGCGGCGGCCCACGGCCGGCCCCAAGTGCATGATGAGGAACTGCAGGTTGCGCTGGCCGATGTTGGCGTAGGTGACGCTGCTGCCCGACACCGCGGCGTCGATCAGGTCGCTGGGCACGCCGAAGAACCGGGCAATGTCACCCATGCCGAACTGCCGGGCTTCAATGAACTGCGCCTGCTGCGCCACGGCCTGGATCGGCTTGTACTCCCAGTCGGCTCCGTGCACGAACACGTCCCCGTTGGAGACAGCCGCCCGGAACGCCTCCTTGACCTCCCGCGCTTTCTTCTGGTCGATCGTCTTGCTGACGTTCTTCAGCGTGCCCGACGGGATGATGCCGGCCCCGAACCAGTCCCGGGCGAACTGCTGCGCGTTCAAGGACTCCTCGATCGTCCACGCCGCATACGCCACCGGGGACAGGCCCAGCGGCAGGCCCGCGATGGTGTACTGCTTCTCGTGCCACACCTCCCACGGGTCGTACTCGGTGCCGCAGATCTTGAACTTCTTGATCTGTGAACCGTTGGCGCGGACGGTGACTTCGCTCAGCTCCACCAGGTCGATACGGCCGGGCAGGCCGCGCCCGTCCGGGCCGATCACGCCCGTGCGTTCTGTGATCAGGCCGAAGCAGTTCCCGGCGCGGTCCAGGTCGAACTCGGTGGAGTACATCCATTCTTTGATGCCGACCTCCTGCCCGCCCGGGGTGACCAGGACGGGCGGCTTGGGCACCTCCACCTGCAGGCCCTGCACCTTGCGGTACACGTCGATCGGCATCATCGACACCAGGTCGGCCCGCAGCCGCAACGCCGCCCACACCGCGGAATGCCGCAGCGCCGTGTCGTTGGTGACGTGCACGCTCTTGCCGCCGAGGCGGCCCTCGCGGGCCAGGTTCAGCAGATCCTCGGCGGTGACGATGTTCGCGTCGCGGGTGACGGCGCGTCGCATCTTTCCCCAGATGCCCATACGGCCTCCCTACGCGAACGAATCGCTGACGTCGTAGTCCTCTTCGACCTGCGGGCCCCGGATGAGCAGCGCCCAGCGGGCGAAGGTGACGGCGCAGAGGGGGCTGATCTCGGTCAACGAGCTGGTGCGGTCGAGCGTCCAGGCGTCGCCGTTGCGGCGTGTCCGCGCTCCGTTCACTGCCGCGGTGAGCGGCACTTGGTCGAGGTGGACGATCGTGCCCTGATTCATGGCGTCGGCCATCTGCCCGCACGCCTCGACGATGTCCCCGTTACGCATCACGGCCAGGTCGCCGCGCTCCGGATGCTCCTTGTCCTTCGGTACGTCGATGCCCGCGGCGATCAGGTCGTCGATGAGCGATCCGGCCGGCGCCCCGGAAGACGCGATGGCCACAGCAACCGGCTTCCACAGGCCGCGCAGCTTCACCACGGCGGGCACCAGCCAGTCCGTGCCCGGGCGGCGGGCGACGACCTCGACGTGCACGCGCCCGTCGGCCCGCTTGGACGCGGCCGCGATGGACGCGTAGCTGCGGTCCTGCGAGACGTCGATGGCGAGCGCCACGCTGTCCGGCACCGGCTTGCTGTCGGCGTCGACCAGGCCCGGCCACTTGCCCTTGGGCACGTTCGGGTCCGTGGGCGGCGTCGGCTTCCGTGTCCGGTTCAGGAACGCCCGGTCGAACTCGGCCGGGTCCATCTTCTCCAGCTCGGCGCGGATCACGTCCACGGTGACCGTGTGCCCGAGCGCGGGCAGCGTCGCGTACCAGGTCGCCGGATCGTCACGCGGCATGTCCTCGGGCGCGAACCATTCGAAGTACGCCGCTCGGGGACGGGAAGCGGCAGCGTCCTCGGCGAGGGCAGCGAACAACGCCTCGATGAGCTTCCGGCCTGCCTCGCGCTTCTTGTTCAGCCACACCGACTTGGTGGTGCCGCCCGCCGAGGCCCACCACAGCTGGGCCATCTTCCGCGTGAGCATGGCCGGGCTGAACGCCTGCTCCAGGCGGTCGTCCTCGTGCGCGAACGCCTCGTCGATGAACCCCATGTCCAGCGGCGGTCCGTGGCCGGCCTTCTCGGTGTTCGCCGTGATGCCCATCTTGGAGCGCGTCCGGCCCCACAGGATCGCCTCGTTGCCGTTCGACTTCCGGATGCGCGCCATCCTGGCCAGGTCCGAGCCGGAGATCTTCTCCCAGAACTCGTCCTCCCACCGCTGCCGCGCCATGCCGCGGGTCTGCGCCGCGTACACGATGTTCTGCTGCTGCCAGGCGAGCGCACGGTGCACCTGGGCACCGAGGCACAACTCCGTCTTGCCCTGCTGCCGCGAGACGCTGATGCCGACCTCGCGGTGAGCGAACAGCCCCGTCTCAGGATCGATCTCCAGGGCGACGTCACTGACGTACTTCTGCCACGGCATCGGCGGAGCGCCGAGCTTCGTCATGACCTTCCACAGCTTCGGCCCCAGCGACGGCCGGTCCGGATGGCGCGGCGTACCCCACAGCGGCGGGCACTCCAGCCCGTACCGCTCCCGGAGGTCCTCGGCGAATTCAGTCGGTGGACGCCAGGTCTCCGAGGTCGTCGTCATCGTCAGCGGCCCGCCCCTCCAGCAGCTGGGCGAGCGTCTGACGGAGCTCGCGGTTCAACTGGGGGAGCAGCTTGTCCTCGACGGCCACCGCCTCCCCGCACGTGTCGCACCGCCCGGTCGCCGCGGTGTCGATCCGGCGGGCCAGCGAGTAGGCCATCTCAGACAGGGACGGCTCGATGCCGGCCAGGTCGCCGAGCTGCTCGACGTCATCACGGACGGCCTTCTCGACGGGGCCCATGCCGCCCCCTTCCAAGATCGTTCCGACGGAATCGGGCCGGGGGGAGAAAAATAAAAGCTGGGCGTGGGGTTGCGAAATGTCCGATTTCTAAAAAATCTTGGAAGATCTCAGATCATTTTGGATTTGATCAATCCGATTCGATGAGATCGAAACCCTTTGACCTGCATGTTTGCAGGCTACGGCCGCCAGTCCTCGCGGTAGCCGGGCCGGCCCGCGTAGGGCAGAGCGAGCAGGCGCACGACTGGACAGCGCTCGAACTCAATGCCACCTGCGCACCCGAGGCAGGCCTGATCGGGCTCGGCGACGTAGGGGCGGTGGATGGCGAGCAGCTGCCGCTTGGCATCGACCTCGCGCAGCACCCGAGCCGGATCATGACGCGCGATGTGCTCAGCGTTCGTTCGCGCTTCGCGAGCGCCAGAACAGTCGACCACGTACCCCTGCTCGTCAGACGTCAGGAGGTCGACCCGTTCGGGATCTTGCCTCCACGGGCCGGGCGCCGCCTCCCGCGCGACCCGTTCGTCCTCGCCGAGCTGGGCGCGCAGCCACTGCACCGGGTCCTGCATCCCCTGCTCCTCTCGCCGTGCTGAGCTCATGGTCCTGCGAACCAGTCGACCGAGGTGACCAGCTGCACCACCTCGGCCAGCGGTCGATTGCCCTTCTCGCTGTTGCACTTACGCAGGCAGACCGGGCAGCCGTTCACACCGTGGATGGGCGCGAGGTTGGCAGGGTCGCGCCGTGCGCCGCCCTTGCTGACAGGGTGGATGTGGTCGACGGCATCGGCAGCACCGTGGCCGCAGACGATGCACACGTCGGATGCGGCGAGGATGCGGGCGCGCATCTGCCGGAACCTGTAGCTGGTGAGCTCGCCGCGGTCGGTGGCCACGCCCACCCCCTGGCATGCCGAGGCCCGGCCGCGCATGGTGCGGGCCGGGCCGGGTGGTGGATGTTCAGCGACGGCGGAACAGGCAGACAAGGGCGACGCGTTCGCCGCCGAGGGTCTTGCTCTCTGCGGCTGCCATGTTGGCGAGGGCCCAGCCTTCGGCCTCGACGGCTTCGATCTGTTCGCCGATGCCGGTCATGGGTGCGGTGGTCGCGCTGGTCTTGTTCGCCTCGATGAACTTGTATGCGAGGACGCTGCGTCCCTCGGTGTAGGCCTTGCGTGCCTCGTCGGTGGCCTTGCCCGCCTTGGCGTTGTTGATGAACCCCATGGTTCCCCCCTTGGAGTGTGGTGATGAGGGGCTCAGTGTGGCGCCGGGCGGGCTGCGCTGCGAGCGCTGCGACAGGGTTGTGACACGACGAAGCCCCCAGCCGGGGGGATTGGCTAGGGGCTTCGCGTGCGTCTGTGGTGCCGGTTGAGGGCACAGTTGTACGCCGAAAGCGTTACACGTCGCTGACCTGCGGTCAAGCGGCCTTGCGGGTCTGTCGTTTCAGGGCGAGGGCGGTGACGTCTTCGACGGTGTACCAGGGCTGTCCGACGGTGCCGCCGGAGCGTGCGAGCTGGCCGCGGTGGACGAGTAGGCGGACGCCTCCGAGGGTGATGCCGAGCTGCCTGGCGACCTGATGCGCGGTGAGGTGGCCGGGGCGGATGATCTGCGACTCCATGCCCTCATGATGGGCTACTCGCAGGGGAAGTGTCCCGCGGGGAAGTGGCCACCGCAGTTGGCGCAGTAGTACGTGGTGTGGTCGATGCCGAGGGCGGTCAAGAGGCGTCGGATCACTGGTCGTTCACCTCCTCCTCGCGGACTGGATGCAGGATGCAAGCAACCCCTTCTGCGATCGGGACCACTCTCGCGACTTCAAGGCGCTCAACTGCGTGAACGTCTCCAGAGGGGGCACCCCCTCTCGGTGGGGGAGTGGCGGGCGAATCGGACATTCGGCGGCGGGCGGCACGCCACAGGAGCAGCGTTCCGACGATCCACAGGGCGAGGATCCCGGCGACCTGGGAGGCAGCGAACACGGCCGCTGCGGTGACGCCCGCGAGCATGAGCAGCACGCATCCGCCGGCCGTCCGGGACGGCTCCTCGGTGTCCTTGGCGGCGCCCATTACACGGCCTGGTACACGTGGTCGGCGAGCAGGTTCGCGGCCCGTGCGAGCGGCACCGCGGCGAACCCGGCCACACCCGCAGAGGTGCCGAGGCAGATGCCGCACCAGGCGCCCCGCTTGAGGACGGATGAGGCTTGGTCGCCAGCCTTTGCCACGGCGGCGATGAAGATGGCGGTCAGGATGAGGACCAGGGCGACGCCGGGCCCGGACAGCGGTACGAACGTTGCGCGGCCCGCGAGCTGCCCGCTGCTGCCTCCGACGCCCCACACGAGGGCGACGTCGCCGAGCCAGTTGGACAGGCCAAGGGTGGCGCTGGAGGCGGTACCGATCAGGCCTCCGATGCCGAGGGTGGTGAGGCAGCCGTAGCACCAGGACGCGAGGAACGGGGCGAGTCTGGCGGCGTGCTTGAGCGGGTCTTTCATCAGCTGCTTGCGGCCGGGCCACCAGGTGACGAGCTGGTAGGCGAGGAGGCAGAGCCCGACGGTGACGCCGCCGTAGGTGACGTAGTTCATGAGCTGGTCCTTCAGTGGAGGACGGCCACGCCGAGCGCGGCGAGGGTGAGCACGAGGGCGACGGTCCCGGAGATCTTCGGGACGTCGGGCAGCGCGATGGCGCAGAGGCCGAGGAGCCCGAGGAGAGCGGCAGTGGCGAAGAAGGCGGCGGCCATCAGTCGTCGTTGCGGGCTCGCCGGAGCAGGCGCCGGCCGTACCCGGCGGAGACTCCGAGCTTGGTTCCGATCTCGGTCCCGGTGAGGTCCGGTTCCGCCTGGAGCCAGTTCCGCACGGTGTCGACACGCTTGGCGAAGGTTGTATTGCTGCTGTCCTCGGAGACGATGTCCGCGGCGCCGGTTCCGGTGGGCGGAACCGTGAGCGGAACTGGTTCCGCTGGAGTTCCGCCGACCACCTTTGCGGCGTCGCGGAAATGGTCTCCCAGCAGGTCGGAGCTGGTTCCGCTGGTTCCGCCCGCGAGTTCCGCCACGGGGCGCCAGGGGCCGAGGACGGGCCCGACGGGGACCGCATCCACTGCCTCGGGGGCCCGCTCCACGGTGATCGGTTCCGCTGGTTCCGCTCGGAGTTCCGGAGCGAGTTCCGTCAGTCCCGCCACCGGTTCCGCAGCGGCCTCAGGGCGCCCCGCGAGCGCCTGGTGCACCTGCCGCATCAACGCGCCGAAGGCGAGCAGCGCGGCCGTGGGAGGTACCGCGGCCACCACGTAGTCCAGGCGGTCCGCGTTGGCACCGACGCCGGCCACGTTCAGGGCGATGGATCCGCCGGACCCGGCGACGGTGAGGCCGATGGCCCAGGGGTCGGCCTGGCTAGCGAGCGCGGCGCGGAGCATGAGCAGCTCGCCCGCGATGATGAACAGGTCGAGCGTCGCGGGCCATGCCCAGGCGCGGGCTTCCTTGCCGTGCATGCCGTGGGCGAAAGCGACCTCGGCGAGGTGCGCGTAGGACAGCCAGAACGCGGCGGCGGTCAGGGCGACGATGACGAGGCCTGCGGTGATAGCGAGGCCGTCGCGGGCGTTGATGCGGCTCATCGGCCCTCACCTCCGTACCGCTTCGGCTCGCAGATGACGCAGGCGTGTTCCGTGCCGCCGTCGGCGCAGTTGTCCGTGCACGATCGGCAGAACGGGGTGTCCTTGTGGCGGGCGTGGCCGTCGAACCTCGTGTCGCTCGCGTTGAACGGGCGGTGGCAGCGGCCGCACGTGTTCTTGGCGCGCTCGTCGGCCTCGGCCTGCTCGGCGGCGAGCTTGCCGCGCAGGAAGTCCACGTCCCAGCCGAGCTCTGCCGGGTCTTCGGCGAGGGCGCCCTTGACGGTCGACCGCACCCATGATGTGCGGTCGAGGATCCGCCTGTCGTAGTCGTAGGCGTCGAAGGGCAGGGTGATCGCGTCGAGGACGGCTTCGAGCAGGGCGCGGAGGTCACGGGCCTCGGTGCTGGGGGTGGGCTGCGTCATCGGGTCCCCCCGCCGAGGAGCGTGTCGAGCTGGTCGGCGAGGCCGCGCAGCTGGTCGGCGTGGGCGTCGAGGGCGGCCGCGAAGTCGTACAGGGCCACGGGGTCGAGGGTCTTGCCGAGCAGGCCGACCGAGACGCCGAGGCCGCCACCGGGCAGCTCGGCGAACGGGGACTCCACGAGGCCCGCGGTGTCGATGACGTGGCCACGGAAGACGAGCTCGACGTCCGGGCCCTGGTGGAGGATGTCGGCCCGCATGTCGCCGGGCACTGACTCGTGGCCGACGCACCATGCGGGTTCAGGCAGGGTGACGTCGCCGTAGTCGGCGGTGGGCAGGGTGATGGTGCGGGGCTCCGTGTTCACTGGCCCTCACCGGCCTCGGCGCCGAGGGCGCGCAGGATGATGCGGAGTGCTTCGGTGAGGCCGCCGTGGGCCTGGGCGTAGGCGTAGATGTCGCTGCTGTCGACGGTGCCGTACTTGTCGAGCATGTACTGGCCGACGCGGATGGCGACGGCGAGGTCGTCGGGGTCGGCCGACTGGGCGGAGCTGACCTGCACGCACGACGGCGCGCTAGGGTTCTGCTGGGTCATGAGCGAGGTTCCGTCTCTCTCGTGATCAAGTGCCGGGGCGTGTCAGCGCTCCGGTGCGTTAGGGGTCGGGCGGCGCGCGCGCCTCGGGTGTTCCACCACCCGGGAGCTGTCGTCCGGCCCCGCTTCTATTCGGTTGTCGAGTACTTCTTGATCGCGTCGTTGATGGAGGTGTAGCTCCGTCCGACGTCCTTCGCGACCTTGTAGGCGCTGCCGAGTTCGGCCTTGCCGTCGGCGAGCGCCTTGCCGCGCCGCTTGAGGGCTTCGGCCAGTTGCGATTGGAGCTGTTCCACCAGCTCTTCCTCACGTCTGAACCGAACCCTCCAGGGTTCTTCGGTCACAACGATGAGACTATCACGGGGGGCCGTTATAGTCACGGACTCTCCTGCGGCTGAAAGCGGGCCAGCGTCAGGAAGTCCCGCTCCTCGTACACGCACTCGCACCACGGGCACACGAGCTTGGTCTCGCCGCGCTGGTGACGGATCGTCGCCCCGCACACGGTGCCGACCTTGTCGACGGTGGCGACGCACTGCCCGATCCGGCGGCCGCGGTCCGGTAGCGCGCCGACGATCGACAGGGCGGCGCCCTCTACCTCGCGCACCTCGCGCGCCAGATCTCCGGCCGCCGGGTAGCTGGCCGCGATCCACTCCAGGCTCATGGACAGCGCCCGGGCCGCCACCAGGACGCGGCGGTCGATGCTGCCCTCGATGGCGGGCTCACCCCAGCCGCGCGCCCGCTGGACGTCGGAGCGCCACGACTCCAGGACGAGGGCGATGCCTCCGTACCGGAGGTCGAGGACGTCCTCGTTCACGGGGAGTACGGAGCCAGCGTGGCCCTTGCCGGTACGCTCGCCGCCACTGTGGGCGGCCGGGGTGAGGAATCCGGCGAGCGCCTCGTAGGCCTTCGGCAGGCGAGCGAGCCGCTCGGCGAGCGCGAGCGTGTCGCCGGGGCAGAGGTAGCCGTGCTCGAGGTCGCGCTCGCACAGGCCGCAGACGTTCACGGACGGCCCGCCTTCCCGATGATCGCGGGGTTGGCGTAGGTGTCAACGAAGTCGGGCTCCCGGCGTGCGGCGAGCTCCGCCTCGGCGGCGCGGACGGCCTTGCGGTCGCGGCGGTCGTCGAGGATGGCGAAGACCATCTGTACGAGCAGCATGAGGTCCATGCCCGCGGCGATGCCGAGGGCGACGAGCTGGATGTCGTGGTCGCTCATGTCGTACTCCCGGGCCTAGAAGGGGGGCTGGTCGGAGTAGCCGGCGCCCTGGGCGGCGGGCTGCTGCTGGCCGCCGCCCCAGCCGCCGTCCTGCGACTGGCTGGTGGCGGGCTTACTGGTGGCCCACGGATCGTCGGCGCCTGCGGGAGCCTGGCGCTGCCCACCGCCCGCCGGGTTCTTGGTGACCGCCGCGGTGGCGCGGGCGAGGGTCGGGCCGACCTCGTCGACGTCGATCTCGTAGACCGTCCGCTTCACCTGCTCCTTGTCCTCGTAGGACCGCTGCTTCAGACGGCCCTGAACAATGACCCGGGTACCGCGGGCAAGGGACTCGGCCACGTTCTCGCCCGCCTTGCGCCAGACCGAGCAGGTGAGGAACAGGCTCTCGCCGTCCTTCCACTCGTTCGTCTGCTTGTCGAAGACCCGCGGGGTGGAGGCGATACGAAACTTGGCAACGGCGACGCCGGCCGGGGTGAAGCGGAGCTCGGGGTCGTCGACCAGGTTGCCGACGATCGTGATGACGGTCTCTCCGGACATCAGGTGGTCTCCTTCTCGAGGGCAACCGTGGGCGTCTCGCCACGGTTGAGGTTGCGGAGCTTCTGGGCGTGGCGGGCGGCGAGGCCGCGCTGCCGGGCGGCAGCGAGGGCTGCGCGCCGCCGCTTGGCGGCTTCGGCTCGGGCTCGGGCGGCGGCGATCTTCTCCGCCACGACGTCATCGACGTTCATGTAGTGGCCCTCAGCTCGCTTCGGCCCAGTAGTCGTCGGGCTCGTCGAGCGGCACGTCCCACAGCCCCGCGTCTTCGGGCGCCGGGGACGGGGCTGCCTGGGGCGTTGCTTGGCCCGAAGTGTGGGCGTCACCCCCGCCCGTAGCCTCTGACGAGCCTTTTTCTTGATCAGCAACCCTCTTATTTGGGGGGGTTGGGGTTGGGTAACCAACACTTCGTGCCAAGGGAGACCCCTCGGAATCGCTCGCGTGTTCGGAAGCCATTTGCGCTTCCAGCACGCGCACAACGAGCGCCCCCTCCGCGCCCAACTGCCAGGGATTCGACGACGGGAACCCGCTCTCCTCGGTCTCCTCGTCCCGCTCATGGCGAGGGCAGGTCGTCAGCTCGACCACCTCCATGTCCTCCAGCGCCCGCCGGGCGACATGCCGGTTCAGACCGGTGCGGCGCCGGACCTCGGAGACGGTGAGGGGCTCACCGTTCGCGAGCTGCCGCAGGATCGCCAGCCGGGCCTGCGGGACGGTGTCGAGGGCGCACTTGCCCGCGAGCGCCAGACCTTCATCCCGGGGCACGCCGAGGGCCAGGAGCGACTTGGCGAGGGCGACGATCTGTCCGGTGACACGGGCGGGTTCTTCGATGACGGGGATGCCGTCGATCTCCCGACGGCCGTAGGCGTTCCGGGGAACGGCGGCGCGGCCGAGACAGGTGAGCATGGCCGCGTCCTCGAGCTGGTCGTACATCTCGTCGTCGAGCTCGACGTCGGCGACGACCGCCCGGGCAGCCCGGACGAGCTCGGACGCCTTGCGCCGGGCTTCCCGCTGGAGTTCTTCCAGGCCGGAGATGTGGCGGCGCTTGCGGACGGTGGCCTTCTTGTGGGTGTTGTCGGTCTCGGGAAGGCGGCAGTACAGCCACCGGGGCCCGAGGGCGTCGGTGTGCGAGGAGAAGTTGTCGATGGCCGGGGTGACGGCGGCAAGCAGGGTGAGACGTCCGGTCCAGGTCAGCGGGCGCGGGGAGTTGCCGACCTCGCGGACGACGTGGCCGTCGTAGGCGCGGCGAAGGAGTGCGAACAGGGTGTCGCGGCCGCCGCGGTCGGAGGTGGCGAGGACGGTGGAGAAGTCGCTGATGGTAACGAAGGCGCGGCTGGGGATGCGGGTGAGGATGCCCGCCGGCTTGGGGTTCTTGCCGGGCATCCAGGACAGGAGGGCGGGGCCGGTGATGTCGTCGACGTGTTCGTCGGCGGAGTCGTCGAGGGCTTTGACGGCTTCGCTTTTGCCGCCGGACGGGGGGCCGACGAGCATGCCCCAGAGGGGTTCGCCGTCGAGGTCGGAGGACACGGCGACGGCGAGGGCGAAGACGATGTGCCCGTGATCGGTGAGGTGAACGTAGGTCTTCATCTGCGTGAGGAACTCCGCCAGGAGCGCGGCGGGCGATCCGGCGGGCGGGGCCTCGGGCTCGGCCTCGGGGGTCTCCTCGGGTTCGGGCTGCTCGTCCGGCTCGCCGTCGCGGCGGGTGGCCGCGCGGACATCGTCGAGAACCTCGGAAGGCAGGGCACGCGCGGCGGCGCTGGCTCCCTCCCGGCCGTGCGCCGCGCGGATGATGTCGCGGGACGCCTCGGACTCGTCGCCGCCGTGGTGCAGCGCGGCGAACAGCTGCCCGGGCGAGAGAACGTGGCCGACCGCGGACGCGGTGATGCCGGGGAAGTTGTCGGTGCGGATGGTGACTGCGGCGCCCTCCTTGTGGACGGCGATGCCGTCCTTGGAACAGGAGTCGTCCCAGCCGGGCCGGTTCCAGCGTTGGCAGGCGCCGCCGCAGTACGAGCAGTTGCCGGGGTACTGCTCGGCGTAGGTGGCGCCGAGGTGCATGAGGATCTCGCCGCAGCATGCGTGATCGCCGAGGATCTCCATCGGGCCGCGGCCGCCGGTCGCGCCAGGGCGTGACGTTTTGGCGCGCGGGGCGGACGGCTTCGGGGCCGTGCGCTTCTTCGGCTTCGGCTTCAGGTCGGCGGCCAGCTTCCGCACGTCGTCGAGGCTGTAGCGGATGCCCGCGTCCTCGACGACTCGGCACAGGGTCGGCGTTCGGCCGGGCTTCCGGTTGACGGTGCCGGGCAGGCGCAGAACCCGCGCCAGGTCCTTGACGCCCGTGCCGTACCCGAGCCCCATCGTCTTCGCGCCGGCGAGCAGGATGTTCTGCCAGTCCCCGGCGAGCTCGGCGGCCTCGTCAAAGTCGAGGTCCTCGCCGATGATGAGCGGCCGGTCAAACTCGTGCCAGACGTAGAGCCCTCCGCCCGAGTGTTCGACGCGGGTGGGCTCGGGCAGCTTCGCGAAACGCGGGATGTCACGGGCCTCGTCGGCGTCGGCGGGCAGGCCGGTCGCCTTGTGGAGGTCGTTGCCGAAATCGATATCGGACCACATGCCGACGAGGGCGCGGGAGTCCCGGGCGCTGCCACGGCTACCGGCAGGGAAGCGGCTGGTGACAGTGGTGACCCGGCAGTAGACGCCCTCGGCTCCGGCGCGGTCCTGGTCGACGGCCCAGTTGACGGCGCGGTCGAAGTCGTCGGTCTGGATGCCAGTCCAGTTGTTCTTGGAGCAGAGGGAGATAAGGCCGGGGGCCTCGAAGCGGGGGGCGAGCCAGCTCCGGATGATGTCCGGGTCTGCGGCCAGTGGCTCGGTGTTGGTGTTCACGAACGTGGTCTCTCGTTTCCCGTGGTGCCGATGGTGTTCGTGAGTGCGCGGCGCTACCCCCTGGCGGCGCCGCGCCTGCGTCACCGGGTGGGCTGCAGCCTCGCCTTGTCGCGTGCCGCGTTGAGGTGCTGCATGGGGACGGTGGCGCCACCTCGGTCGGGGTGGAGGACGGGCAAGAGTGCCTTGTACGCCTTGTCGGCGAGGTCCTTGCCGAGCGCCTTGTACATGGAGTCGGCCCAGGTGTCCGCGTTGCGCTCGGCCCGGGGCGGCGGCGCGCTGTGCTGCTGCCGGGCGCCGGTGTCGTGCGTGGTGCGGACTGTGAAGCCGGCCGCACGGAGTGCGGAGGTGAGGGTGTCGACGGCGTACAGCTCGACGACCCAGCACTTCTCGGCCTTGTCCCAGGCGCGCCAGGTGCGGGGCAGGTCCTTGATGAGGTCCTTGGCCTCGAACGGGCTGTGGACCTTGGCGTCGAACCTGCCGACCTGGATGTGGACGGTGCCGCTCACCGGTGCCCTCCCTGCTGCGGGGCGCTCGCGGTGCAGCGGGCGCGGTGGTCGTTGCGGATGGTGGCGGCAAACGGTTTGACGTTGTCTTCGCCGTAGACGGGGCCTTCGAGGGTTCGGCAGAGCAGGCACTCGTACTTCGCGCGGACGCCTTCGAGGTCGACGGTCAGCGCGGCGACGATTTCGCGGCGCCCCGTCATGCCGCATCCCGTGCTGCGGGCTGGTGGAATGCGGTGCGGATGATTGCCCGCTGGGTGTCTGTGAGCGGGGGCGCGGCTGAAACGATGCGGTCGATGCGCGCCCAGTACGCGGCGTTGCGCGCGGGGTCCGGGTCGCGGACGGGCCGGGCCGAGCGGCCGGGGGCGCCCACGAGCTGCGCACCCCCGGCCGCCGCCGTGGTGGCTGCGGCTGTCACGCGTCCGCCTTCTCATCGAGGGCGGCGCGGAGCTGGTCCAGCGCGTCGATCGCCGTCATGCTGTGCGGCAGGATGACGATCCCGGAGTCCCACCAGACGACGATCTCTCCGCCCATCTGCTCGTCGGCGCTCTCGTTCGCCCTCACCAGGCGCAGTTTGTGCTCCGCCGCGATCTGGTTGGCCATCGCCTGGAAGATGGCTGCAAGGACGGAGTCGACGTCGTTCTCTTCGATGAACAGCTCGGCGAGGGTGTTCGCCACTCGCTCGTAGTCGGGGGTCCAGAGGCCGGCGTCGCGGGCGGCCCGCTTGTCGGCCTCCAGGTGCGCGATGGCTTCTGTGACGTGGGGCTTGAGGGCGGTGGTCGTCGGGGTCGACGGCGCCGTTGCCGCCACGGGGTAGAGCTGTACCTTGGGCATAGAGCTGTCCCGTCTTACTTGCTGGTAGGTGCGGATTCGCTCGACAGAGGCGACCCGGCTGGACCCCGGGTCGCTTCGTCGTTTCCGGTGGCGCTCGCTTCCGA